TATACTGTTAGGGTTGGCAATGCTCCGCTAACCTGATTAAACCCCCGGCGTCCTCACTCCGCCGGGGGTTTTTTATTATTCGTCCCAGACTGCTTCTGCGTCTAGGATCAGTTCACAGGGCGGGTAGCGTAGGTGGCACACCTCATCGTCAGTCAACACGCCCCTAAAGGCAAGATGCTCCAACAGGCGATAAGCCAGCGTAGCCTCTGCGCGCTTGTCGTAGTTTTCAAATGCTTCTGCTTCTTCATCGGTCATGCTGGTTTCCAATCTTCAGGGTAGGGAACTGTTTTGGCGGTAGTCTTGTATAGCCGCCCATTTTCATCATAATGCTCTGTCACTGTCGATCCGTCATCGTTCAGGACAACGGCGCGGTTAGGGTATATTCGCCACGGCCTTCCCGTCTTGGGGTCGATGCGGTAGTTTATTTTGTCCGTCATTTCTTTTCCTCAATCCAAAAGTGGTGCATCATGTAATGTGTTGCGGTTTCGTCTGTCACCCTATCGCCTATCCCGCCGCTTGCGGTGGTCAAGTGATTGGTGAAGGTGTTGGGGTCTTTAGCTGAACGCACCGCAGGGATGCGTGTCAGTTTCATATATCCATTTTGGTCTGTCATTTGCGTAACAATCCTTCTAATTCGCGCAGCGCCCACTGGATGCCTTGGATTTCTACACCCATGTCGTGCAAGCCGTGTGCGTCCTTGGCGTGTAGAAACACTTCTGACATATCCCAGCAGACACGCTCACGTTTGCGTAGTGCTTCGATGCGTTCTTTAATCATGTGCTTGCTCCAAGCCTTTACGGATGCCTTCTTCAACGAGGCGCATCCAGATCGTATGATCCCAGCCGCCTGACGCATAAATTTGCCAGTCTCCGTTATCCTGCTTGCTGGATTGCTCAACGCAGATAGCGCGGGCTGCTTTTGTAATCTGTTCGTCAGTCATCTGCCAATACCTCCGGCGCTGGTTGCAAGCCCTCCATAAACTTTGCCCAGACTGCCAGAGCGCCTGTGACAAAAGGGCCATCATCCTGCTCACCATCTCTAATCTGGCGGATAAATTCCGCATTGCCGTGTTTTGTCTGCACATGATCCGCGACCACGTTTCTAAGTTCTATCAATGTCATTTGTTTATCCTAATCTGGTTATGAACGTAACGCCGCCCACAGTGCGGCACTTGAACGCCTTGCCGTTGCGTATGCCGTATTGTGACACGTTGCGGCTGGTGCGCTTGGCTGCGCCTTTGTCGGTGGCTGGCATAGTGCCAACATCGCCAACGGCCAGCGTTGCCATGGGGTAAATCATTGGTCGGCTCACTTGCCTTGCTCCTTTTCTTTGCGGCGCTCTGCCCATGTCTTGCCGTTTAGGTCGCGCAGCGGCCATGCGCTGTCGGACGATACGCGATATTTGCGGCCCAATGGGGCGGCTTGTTGTGGTTTAATCATACTCATAACTCCACTGTCGTTATAGGCTTGGCGCGTTTGTCGTTTAGCCTAGCCAGCCAGTATTCTTGTTCTGGCCCGAATGAACGCGCAGCATGGTATTTGAACAGCGCCACAGCCAACGGGTCATGTCCCTTGTGCTTATGCGTCACGATTAGCGGCGATGGCATCATTGGCTTATGGTCGGGGCTATAGAACCGCCGCCTATCGTCGGCTGTCACTTCGATTATATCGACTGTCGATAAGTTCAAGCCATGCTCGTTATTGACATAGGCAGCAACAACGCTCTTGTCGTTGATATAGCTGGCTAGGTGCAGGATTTGCTTGCGTAGTGCGTATTCCATCAGTTTTGCTCCCGTTTGATGAGTAGTAATTCGCGGCTATCGCGCAGCCATGCTGTGCGGAACCATTCGCGGTCAATATGCGTCTGCCACAGGACAGTCAGCGTTGTGGCTTGCAATGCCAACAGCGCCACGATTGCGATTTGATATTGGTTCATTTAGTCCTCCAATAATAATGTTAGTAAGAATAGGGCTGCGCCAGCCAACAGCGCAGTCATTCGGCCATATCATCGCGCAGGGCGTTATTTTCGGCCACTAGGCGGTCGTATAGCGTCTGCAACTGCTCTAATTCGTCTTTAACGTCCAGCAATTCGCTAAGGCGCTCTGCCAGCACAACAGTTAATTCGTGATTGCGGTCTAATGCCGTTCGCACGAGCTCTGCATCTGACAACATTCTGAGATAGTTTCTGTCTTGTGTCATTGCTCAGTTTCCTTTTGCTTTGTTGATTGCGGTTTCGGCGCTGTCGATTAGCGGTTTAAGGTGACGGACGAGATCACGGTCTAAAAAAGATAATGCTTCGCAAGCACCATCCATTAAGTTTTCAAGCGCTGCCAGCATCTCGCTATGGCTGTCTTTCAGCGCCAAGATTGCGGTCAGGTTCTCTACGCTATCGTCGTATAATTCGCCTTCATTGTTTACGGCGTTGCCCATCAGCACGCATTTGTTGCTTTGGAGTAGTTCGCGCACTGTGCGGAATATGTCGTTAGTCATGGTTCAGTTTCCTTTTAATGTGATGATGATTGACGTGATTGATAGGGCTAAGACAGACGCAAAGCCTACTAGGGATAGAGCGTGCGCTATCATGCGTCTTCACCTATAGTTTCCGCATATTCGGCAGCTAATTGCGCGTCATCATAGTTGGCTTGAAACCGAGCCTCGATTGTATCGCGGACAATTTCTTCAAGGTCTTTGACGCTAAGGTCAGTCATCCAGCATTCTACCAGTTCATTAATCATTTCTTCGCGTGTCATAGTGTCTCACTCCTATATTGGCACTAGCGCCATCCTCGCGGCGGATTGCTCCGCCGTCCGGTGGTGTTAGCAGCAGTCGCAAACGGACAAAGGCCAGCCGTTGCGGCACAGTTCTTCGCCAAATAGCGTTTCATGCTCATCTCTTACGATTGCAGCGCGTGCTGCGATGATGGCGGGGACAAGATAGCCGCCGCTGGGATTATGTGCGAAAACCGCTGGCAATTGAATGTCAGGGCAATCAGGCGAGACTAGGGCGTCAAGAAGCCCTTGAAGGGCGCTGTGTATGTTGTTGGTCATGCCATGTCTCCCATTGCTTGCGCCCACAGGCTATTGCAGATGTCGTTGTCGGTGTGATCTTGGATCAGTTCGCTACCATCGTCGGCATTGCCCCAGACAAGATAGAGACTGCCAGCGTAGTCACCATTGGTGTCTATCAAGCGCAGCACATCGCCGCCTGTGGTTGCCAGCGCATTCATGACAGGCGTCCACATAGTTGCGCGCTTAACAGTCCATTCTTCACCATCGTTAACGTCGATGGCGCAGCCAGCGGCTAATGCTGCGCGGACTAGCCGCCGCGCTACTGTGCGTTCACCTTGTGTGGTGTAGTGATCAAAAGATGTAGTCATGGTTCTCACTCCAGTTGAATTGATTAATACTGATCTGCGCTCTGCGCCCACTGAACCTGACGCATCGCGTCAGACCAGCCAAGCTGCCAACGATTGTAGCGGCTATCGACTGAACTGTCGGTGCGCGAACTGTATGGACAGTCAGTGTCGCGTTCGCCGCGCCCAAATGCGCGATAGCCTGCGTGATACTCTACGTTGTCGGTTCTGATGGTCATGTCACTCACTCCTGTTGAAAATGGTCTGCGTGACGAGCTGCGCCACGCAGAGTAGATTTACCATTCGCCCGCCGAACGGACTTCGTCGCGCATCTCTGCCAGCGGCGCGAGAGCTTCGCGGACATTGTCGATTGCTTGCTTGATAGTGGAAGCGCCGTCTAAGCACTCCATGATGTCGCCATCTTCCCAGCACTCCACGACATAGTCCCAGCCGTCTTTATTATAGTTTGCGTGGGCGTAATGGCGGACTGCGTTTATAAGGTCTTGTTCGTTCATGTCATTCACTCCTACAGCGTCATGCTGCGCCCTCATTCTACACAATAAGAGGGTATATAAAAGTCACTATTTTGCATCGCCATGTCGATTTCTGGGTTTGCGACAAATTATGTGGCATTTCTGCACTACCCTCTAAAACCGATTTTAAGCCTCATACAGAGCGATTTGAGTTTGAGGGTAGTCTAGTATGGAAACAGGTCGAGTCTGAAAAGGTTCTGGTTCTGTTCTGTTTCTGTTCTGTTTTGCAAATGACGTCCAAATGACTACCAAAATGACTACCGGCATTTCGTCGTGCGATGAACCGAAAATGCCGGGCAATTATGGGACGTCAAATAGTCATTTTGGACGTCATTTTGGAGGGGCAAATGACGTCCCGAAAAATGGCTCGAATGCGCGGGTTACAGAGAATCGGACGTCAAATAGTCATAAAATAGATAAGAAGGTAAGTTTAAAAAAATGACTATATAATATAACCTATATGGTTTGTAGCACTCCATTCGTCGGCGACTTCAAGTTTGCGAAAAAATGACTTGATGCAAAAATGTCACACCTCCTTTTGTTCTCATGTTTGACGTTAACGTAAAGCATTCTCCGGTGACTTGGCGCACCATGACTATTTGACGTCTGTTACTGTGTTAATACAGTAACACACCTAGTGTATTAATATGTTAACACACCGACACACTAGCCAGCCAATATGTTTTTACTAATGCGAGTCAGTCGCAACAAGGGAAAGGTCACGCGTTAATCTGCGAGACTGTTTTAAGCTGGCCGCCGGCTGGCATGGGGAGGGGGGTGGCAGGGCCGAGCGCCGCGTGGCTGACACGGTCACGGGTCGCAAACAATTTTTATTTTTTTTAAAAAAGGTTATTGCACCCCTGCACCAAAGCCTGTTGCGTATCTGCGTCCAGTAGATTATTGTACGCGCAATGACATTTTACTCACTGCCATTTACGCCAGAGCGGACGCAGGCCACCGAGTCGCGGCTTGAGGCAATCTATGAAGCTGCCCGCTACGGGCTAAAAGGTGATAGCCTCGCTATGGCGGCTGGCATGACCCCGCGGCAGTTCCGCATATTGGCAGAGCAAGACCCGCTGGTTGAAATGGCTGAGATCAAGGGGCGTAGCGACGGCGAGTACACCGCCGGCAAGACTATGTACGAAGCTGCGCGCGATGGCGACGCTAAGGCCGCGCTGGAAATACTCAAGCACCAGCACGGCTGGGTAGCCAAGCAACAGATTGACGTAAACATCGACCAACAGATAAGCATCACAGGCGCACTGGAAAAAGCACAGACGCGCGTCATCGAAGGGCTGTACACTGAACTGCCCCGACTAGAGGATAACTCCAATGCAAGCACCGATATATTCAGCCCAAGACGAGATGGAGTTGATGGCAAGGTTGTGGTCCCCCAGCCTGAAAGATGACCCACTAGCATTTGTCCTGTACACATTCCCGTGGGGCCAAGCTGGCACACCGTTAGAAAACTTTCCCGGTCCGCGTAAATGGCAGCGGCAGATACTTGCCGACTTGCGCGACCACATCAAAGAGAACCAAGGCAAGGTAGACTTCAGCACGTTTCGTGAGTCAGTCGCCTCTGGCCGTGGTATTGGTAAATCCGCACTTGTCTCATGGTTGGTCATCTGGATGCTGTCATCAAGAATCGGTTCGACCACCATCGTGTCGGCAAACTCCGAAGCGCAGTTGCGGTCGGTAACATGGGCAGAAATTACTAAGTGGCTGGCGATGAGTCTTAACAGTCACTGGTTCGAGATAGCAGCCACACGCATCATGCCAGCCAAGTGGCTGACGGAACTGGTCGAACGCGACTTAAAGAAAGGCACGCGCTATTGGTCAGTCGAAGGCCGGCTGTGGTCAGAAGAAAACCCTGACGCCTACGCTGGTGTCCACAACTTCGACGGTGTGATGTTGATCTTCGACGAAGCCAGCGGTATACCCGACAGCATATGGTCCGTATCGGATGGTTTCTTCACCGAAAATACACCACATCGGTTTCATCTGGCGTTCTCCAACCCGCGGCGCAACACAGGGTATTTTTACGAGACGTTCCACAGCAAGCGGGCGTTCTGGTCAACACGCGTCATAGACGCCCGTGATGTCGAGGGGACAGACAAAAACCTGTACCAGCGCATCATCGACGAGTACGGGCCAGACAGTTACCAAGCCAGTGTCGAAGTCTACGGTAACTTCCCATCAGAAGGTGACGATCAGTTCATCGGCAGCAATCTGGTTG